TCCAAGCGCATACCCCGGTGTCCAAGCATTCTCTGAGATCTTTACGTTGATGAATGTTTGTACATCGTCGTCGCCCAATGGAGCTTTCTACTACTCTTCTGGTTCTTATAATGGTCAAGGTAGCACACCGTGGGCATATGTCCGTAGTGCAGCCGGCAGATCTTTGGAAGATCTCTTAAATCTGGGATATAATCAATTCACTACTCCGTTCCACGGCGGCTATGACGGATTTGATATTACGAAGCCTGATCCTCTCTATAACGCAGGAATCGGATCCTCCGCGGCAGCGAGCTATACTTTCCATACTTGGAAACGCGGCATTGACACTGTGCGCGATCCCGAGTACATCGATATGAATATGCTCACCGCACCGGGGCTTACAAACAGCACTCTTACACAACACATGATTAATGTGTGCGAAGATCGCGCTGATTCATTAGCGCTGATTGACCTCCCGAATGTGTATATTCCTTCTCATGAGGCATATAAGTCAACTAAGAGCGCCCGTCTCGGCACAACACCCACAGCTGCTGCTTCCGCTCTTCGTGACCGGCGCATTGATTCCAGCTATGGTTGTACTTTCTATCCTTGGGTTCAGACTCGGGATGAAAACACCGGTCGACTCCTTTGGGTTCCGCCCAGTGTTGCAATGATGGGTGTTCTCGCAAGCTCTCAGGCTAAGTCTGATGTGTGGTTTGCCCCCGCAGGGTTTAACCGCGGCGGGCTAACCGACGGCGCAGCAGGTATTCCAATCACAGCCGTGACGGAACGACTGGTATCGAAGGACCGCGACACTCTCTATGAGGCTCGCATCAACCCGATTGCTTCTTTCCCATCCACTGGAATTGTGGTCTTCGGTCAGAAGACATTGCAAGAGCGCTCCAGCGCCCTTGATAGAATTAACGTGCGGCGCCTCGTCATCTATCTTAAGAAGCAGATTTCGATTCTCTCTACACAGATTCTCTTTGAGCAGAATGTTCAAGCCACGTGGAACCGCTTTAAGGCGCTTATCGAGCCCTTCTTGGCAAACGTTAAGGTTCAGTTTGGTATCACTGATTACCGTTTGATTCTTGACGAGTCCACAACCACCCCCGATCTTATTGATCAGAACGTAATGTACGCGAAGATCATGATCAAGCCTGCACGCGCTATCGAATACATCGCGATTGACTTCGTGATTCTTTCAACCGGCGCGTCATTCGACGATTGATAAAAGAGTGAGGGGTTTTCTCCTCGCGACACTAATTAAAAATAGTAATAGGAGTTATTAAATTATGCCATTCTGGTCAGAAAATTTCGGTCAAAGCACAGACATGAAAGACCCTAAAAGAAATTTTAGGTTCGTGGTAGAGTTCCAAGGTATCCAAGCCTCTCAGGGCGGCGCCCAGCTTTGGTATGCCAAAACGGTTTCAAAACCATCTTTTGCGATTAACGCAGCAGAGCACAAGTATCTCAACCATACTTTTTATTACCCAGGAAACGTAAGCTGGAACGAAGTTACAGTGACTCTGGTCGATCCTGTCGAGCCCGACATGACTGCGACCCTGGCAGATATCATTCAACTCTCAGGCTATCAGCCGCCAACGGACGCCAATTCTCTCACGAGTATTTCCAAGGCGAAGGCTGCTGGTGGACTTGGCACAGTTCTTGTGCGCCAATTGGATGCTATGGGCAACGATTTAGAAGAGTGGACACTCTGGAACTCCTTCATTACGGACGTTAAGTTCGGAGACAACTTAGAATATGGTAACGACGACCTGACTGAGCTTTCCATCACTATGCGCTACGACTGGGCACGCGTCACAACCGCCAACCCATCTGTCGCAGCCGGCGGCGGAACCGAATTCTTCAACGTATAACATAAAGACAAAACTAAAAAACGAGGTGTATATTGTCGAGAAATAAAGACCGCTTAGGGGCAAAAAAGCCGGAGCCAGACTCACTCCCCCCCCAAGCGCTTCAACAGAGTGTGAATCAAGGATTTTCCTTTGTAATTCCAACTGAGTTTGTGGAACTGCCGTCAGGCGGCAAGTTCTATGGCGAAGGCCACCCGCTGCAAGGCGAAGAAAGCATCGAAGTTAAGCAAATGACCGCTAAAGAAGAGGATATGCTTACATCCCGCACTTTGCTTAAAAAGGGAATTGCGATTGATCGCGTCCTTGAGAGTCTTATCGTAGATCGTCGCATCAATATTGATGATCTGTTGGTGGGAGACAAGAACGCCATTATCATCTCTACGCGTGTGTCTGGTTACGGAAGCGAGTACACCACACAGGTGACCTGCCCCAGTTGCGGCTCCAGCCAAGAATATACCTTTGATCTAAATGACGCAGATGTGTATGCAGGCGCAGATGCGGAAGCTCTTGACATTGTAGATAACGACGATGGAACGTTCACCACCACCCTCCCGAGAGCCGATATTAATGTAACATTTAGGCTTCTTACAGGGAGAGACGAAAAGCACCTCCTCAATCAACTAGAAAACGCTCGCAAGCGCAAGAAGCCCGAGCAAGCCATCACGCTCCAACTGCATCATATGATTACGAGCGTCGGAGACGATGAATCGCCCGAAGCGATTAAGTACCTCGTCGGCAACATGCCCTCCATGGATTCCCGCCACCTTAGACTGGCTTATAAGCTAGCATCACCCAATATCGACCTGACACAAAACTTTGGGTGCATCGAGTGTGGACACGAGCAGGAGATGGAGGTGCCGCTCACCGCGGACTTTTTTTGGCCTGACCGATGAGTACATTGAGAGCATTTACGAACAGTTTTTCTTTCTAAAGTATTCGGGCGGTTGGTCATTTATAGAAGCCTACAACCTGCCGATTGGATTGCGCACGTGGTTTGTGCAACGGCTGATTAAGCAATTAGAACAAGAAGCGGAAGCGATGGAAAAGGCTTCCAAAGGCGGAGGAAGAGGGTCTCAGACGTTGACGCGTCACAACCAGCCAGCAACCCCGCCACAAACAAGACCGAAAACGAGTCGAGGATAGCGATATCTTCGACTTTTCTTGTATATAACTAATTATTTTGGAGACCTAATGTATGGCCAAAGATCCCAAATTTACTAAAGGTGACAAAGAGCGAATAGCCAAACTTACGGCGGAGCTTGGGGATGCCGAAAAAGCAATCAACCAAGTCTTAATAGAACGCAAGATCCTTGAAGATGATTCGCTTGACGTTCTTAACGAGCGTTTAGATAAATATAAGGGATATGTTGATAGACTAAAAGAAGTCCAAGGTATTCAAGATCGCGACCAACTTATCGCCCGTCAAGTATTAGAGACCAACAAGGTCCAACTCCAAATCATGGAGAAGGAATTTAAGGAAGCGACAAACCTCACTGCCGAAAGACAAAAAGAATATGAAGCACTAAAGCAGATTGTCGAGGCACAGAAAGAAGTCCTTAGCACGCAAGAAGAAATTAACGATGAAATTGGAGCCTTTACCGATCTCCAAAAGAAAGCCTATAAGGGAACTATGCAATGGGCTACCGCGTGGAAAGAAAAGAAAATGCAAGCCCTGGCTGCAGCCAAAGCTTCGATGGTCATTGACAAAGCTGCTTCTAAGATGCTTACTATGTTTGTGGACACCACCAAAGAGCTTATCTTTCAGCTAGATTCCGTAACCAAAGAGTTTGAAAAAACAACTCAGCTTAATAAGTCGTTCACCGAGAGTATCGAAGAGACCTATAAGGAATTAAACATATATGGAGCCACTTTAGAAGAAGTTTCGAAGGCTCAACAAGAACTGATCACACACACTAGTGATTTTACCCTCATGGCAAAAGGCGAACGTGACGCGCTGCTTGAGGTCTCCACCGTTTTAGGCGATTTGGGTATATCCACCGCAGACTTTGCGCAAGGCGTCCAAAACTCAATAAAGTATTTTAATCAAAGCGCGATGGCAGCAAGATCGACATCGCTGGAACTAAAATCCACTGCTGAAGCCTTGGGAGTTGTTCCAGGCGAGATGGCTGCCCAATATGCTAAGATGGGTCCGGCATTAGCCAAGTTCGGCGAGCAGGGTGTGCGCGCATTCAAAGATCTCGCGAGAATCCAGAAGATCACAGGCATGGAAATGCAGAAAGTACTCAATATCACAAACAAGTTTGATACCTTTGAAGGCGCAGCAGAACAAGCTGGAAAACTTAACGCAGCACTCGGCGGAAACTTTGTCAACGCTATGGACTTGATGATGGCTACAGACCCGGCGGAACGATTTAGCATGATTCGGGACTCCATCCTTGATGCGGGTCTGTCTTTTGATAGTATGTCCTACTACCAGAAGCAGTTTTATACTGAATCGCTTGGTCTAGCCGACGTGGGCGATCTTGCCCTTCTGTTGTCGGGTGATATGGATACATTAGGCGCAGCCACCAACCAAAGTGCCAAAGACCTCATCGACCAAAAGAAAAAAGCCCAGGAAAATATGAAGATTATGGAAAAACTTAAGTCTGCTGTGATCGAAGTGGCAGAAGCTTTTATGCCTTTGGCGCAGTTGCTGTCAACGGTGGCAACTTTCTTCCAAACGTACACTTGGGTGTTGAAGCTTGTTATTGGACTCATGATAACATGGAAACTGGTGACTGCTGCCATGGCAGCCGTACAGGCAATTGCCACAATTAATATGGCATATGCTACTATGGGTTTATATGCCATGGCAAGTGGCAACGAGGCATTAGCGGCAAGTTCGAGAAAGTCCTCTAAGTGGATAAAAATATTAGCCTTCGCCCTCGGTGTTCTGGCAACGGTCGGTCTTATGATGGCGTCCCCATCGCTGCTGGTGATAGCGATATTTGGGTTAGCCGGCGCAATGTACGCTTTGGGTCGCTCAAGCGATCAAAGCGCAGCCTCTATTCAACGTTTAGCCGTTCCAATGCTTCAAGTCGGGGCCGCCATATTCCTCGCAGCCGCCGGCATCGCCCTCATGGCTGCAGCATTCTCGCTGCTTAGCACGGAGCAATTAATAGGTCTCGGTATAGCACTCGTGGCGGTGGCTGCAGGTATTGCGCTTATTGCAGTATTTGGCGGACCACTAGCGCCGGTGTTGGCAGCGGTGGGCGCAGCACTTGTGCCCCTTGCGTTTGGTATTTTAATGATTGGTGCTGGAATTGGTATTGCTGCAGCAGGAATTGGGCTTATGGCGGCAGGACTGTCGTTGATGTTTGAGTCCATCGATGTAAAGAAGACCCTCTCTCTCATAGGGCTCATAGCAGCGCTTGCTATTACTGCCCCGTTCCTGCCGATAGCAGCAATAGGCATGATGGCGCTCACTTACGGGCTTCTCGGTCTAGGGCTCGCCCTCCGACTAATCCCCACAGAAGATTTGCAAGCCATCGCCTTATTTACATCATCTCTCGCAGAATTAAGCGTGGGTCAATTACGAGAAGTGGCAGAAATGCTGGAACGCGTGGCACAGGCGATGGAAGACATTCCAACGGCGAAAGCCATGGCAGTTACGCTGACCATGAACGCCGCCAAGATTGCAGCAGACGCAGTGATGGCAATGAATCGAAATGCGCCACCGCCTGCTAGTATCGCCCGCGATGAGCGCAGAGGCGGAATGCCCATGGGAGAAATTGCGAAATTAACAATTAATCTGCAAATGGACAGCAAGACTTTTGAGAAGAAAGTAGTTACTATAGTCAACACGAATGACGGCATTAAGGCGCGAGATGCGCTGTTTGGGTGGGGGTAAGATTAATGGCAGACGAAAAAGACGATACCGCAAACAAAACATTTAACGTAGCAAAGCTAGGTCGATTTGTCAAAAGCGGCAAAACTGGGAAAGAGCTTCAAGAGGCGTCAGCAGCGCGCAAGGACGCCGCCAAAGCCGCTCTTGACAAGGATCCCAAAAGTGAAAAACTTAAGAGCGCCCTCACTGAAGCTTCAGCAGAGGCGACCGCTGCCTCCAAGGTCCCTTCCAACGCCCTTGGTGGAAAAGTTTACCAGCACATCTATGGTCCTGATGGCTCCGATGCCAAAGGAAACGCTGGATTCACGATTTCCTTCCAGCACGTACCCAGCGAGAGAACCGTTTATTTCAAAGCTTTCTTGACAGCTTTCAATGAAACTTTCAAGCCCGAATGGGCAGTCGAAACTGTGTATGGGCGCGCTGATCCCATTTACATGTTTAAGAGCATCGTGAGAACCATCTCGGTGGGACTCATGGTGCCCGCAGCAACCGAAGGGGAAGGGTTCGAGAACTTGGGGAAGGTGCAAGACCTTATTCAGTTCCTATATCCTTCTTATACTGATCCTACGAATGCTTTGTCCATCACTCAATCACCTTTGGTGAGATTAAAGGTGATGAACTTGGCCACGCGAGGGTCTGCCGGCGACCAGGGGAGTATGACTAACGCAGAGGCAATGCCCCAGGCGCCACAACAGCTTTTTAACAGCAATAAAGCCGAAGATGGCTTAATGGGCGAAATCGGCAATCTCACAATCAATCACAATGTTGAAAATACAGATCTGGGGTCTTTTGAGATAAACAAAGGAACCATCATCCCCAAAGCCATCGAACTGCAATTTGATTTCACTGTTATTCATGAACATCATTTAGGGTGGGACAAAGAAGACAATTTCTCAGCACCGTATTTTCCCTATGATTTAGATCTATACGGAGACGAGCAGAGAAAAAAAGACGAAGCTAAAGCCAAGGCTGCTCTTGTTGAGACGGCACGCGTCGAAGCCGAACGCGCCGCCGCGCTTGCCAAAGCTAAGCTGGCGCAAGAGGCAGCGCAGGCAAAGAAAGCCGCCGAGATGAAGGCGAAATTGGAGGCAATGAGGCAACAGGTCGAGGCGAATAAGGCTCGGCTCAAATCCATCCTCGATGTCAAGATGGACAGCGGTATTAACCCCGCCAACAACATGGTGATCGGCGAAGGTTGGACCCACCCAGCTAGCGATATTTTTGAATCCGGCGATGACGAGGGTCGAATCAATCCCGAAGGCTTGACCGACGACTTCTCCGATCTCCCAGAAGACTTCGTGAGGGGGAACTAAACCATGGCTAATGATGAATCTACGACAAAAACGTTTAACGCTGCCAAATTAGGCAAATTTACCAAAAATGGCGATTACACAAAGCAATACGACAACACGCGCAAGGAACTAATAAAAGATAATACTGTTGATGGCAAACTTAAACTGAACCCTGCTGAGTTAGATGTTGCAACGCGCAGCGGGATGGTTGGCAAAGACGTCGATGTTCTGTCCCGCGCCCCCCTAACCTACGGACCCGACGGTTCCGACGCCAAAGGCAACTCAGGTTTTACGG